GGAAATTCCTAGAGTTTGATTACCATCTAGACTACCTTGAAATGATGGATGATAAGAGCCTTGGACTCGACTCGGAAGACGCCTGGAAAGCATGGGACTCGCTAAAACGGGATCGCCCAGACCTCGCCCGAGTTCCTGACACCCGGAGCAAGAAGCTGATTGTGAGGATGCTGGCCATGCCTGAGTTTGACCCTGAGAAACTTGTGGATGAGATGAGGCTGATGGACCTCGACTCAGCGGACTTATGTATGGCCCTGTACCCCAAAGAGCGGGAGTACAAGCTTGAAGCACGCTTGTTCGTCATGCTGTCATTCCAGGTCCGGTACTTCCTCACAGCTGCTGAGAAAAATTTCAAGACTCTCATGAAAGGTTATCTCACGGAGCAGTCTATGACAAAGGGTCGGAAGGGAACAATGCAGTACTTGGAAGAAATGTCAAAATCCAGACGAGATTCATCTTTCGACACTGTTTTCATTGAGATCGACCTTACCAGGTGGAACCTTCAATGGCAAGGACCAGTCGTTGATCCAGTGAGTATGGTGGCTAATGATATTTTTGGGATGCCGGGAACATTCTCTCGAGGGCACGAGATCTTCAAGAAGTCCACCATTGTCGTGCGGGTTGCGGGCGACACCCCGCCGGGTGTAAAACCCGGGTCGCGCCCTCGTGATTGGCCGGAGTCCCACTATGTCTGGAGAGGGCACAAAGGAGGTTTTGAGGGGATAATCCAGGGACAGTGGACGGCCTGCACGCAGGCTGGCCTAAAGCTGGCGATGAAGGATCTTCCAATTGCATCTTACCGGCTGCTAGGTCAAGGTGACAATCAGATCCTGGCAGTTGTGTATCAGCGAGATCCCCAGATCCCGGTGGCTAATCAAGCAACAAGCGTGGCTGATATGGTCACGAAATCACTGGAGTTTAACTTCCGGATGGTCAACCAAATCGTTAAGCCAGAGGAGTGCTTGGTCTCTCGAAACACGGTCACGTACTCCAAATTCATCTGGTCTGATGGAGTTCAAGTTCCAACAACCCTTAAGCAAGCTGCACCCGCGGCTCCGGTCGGAACCAGCTACATTCCCTCTTTGGTGTCTGGTCTAGAGGCTCTTGGATCTGGTTGTAGAGCTTCTGCGGATGCTTTCAGCAACCCGTCCACTGCCTTACTCTACTACCTCACCGTATCCCGAGATTATCTTCGTCGGGCGTCGATCAGCCTCCCGTCCGCAGGAAGCCTTCCGAAAGAGAGAATACGAGAGCAATACCTGGATTCTCTACAAATGTTCCCATCTGACCTTGGCGGATTACCGGTTCTCGGGATTGACGACTTCTTGTATGGGGGGTGTTCAGATCGCCTGAGCTCATCAGTAGCGACGCTAGTGTGCACAGCTCACTCCCATGCCCCTTTCCGTTCATTGTTAGGGTTAATGGACTCCGACCTCCCGTGGAAGAAAACTCCGAATCCTGAGTCTCTGCTCGATGATCCATTCTCTGTTCCAATTAATCGAGCTGTAGGTGCCAGCAGCAAGATAGAGGGGGCAATGCGGGTAGTTTTGCCTACAATCACTCGAAACAAAGATATCCGCCCGATCCTCTCGACTGCTGTGGACTCATACGGAAAACGATTGGCGGCCTTCCTTGTCAAGACCCGACCATTCTACCCTGTTGTACTGGCAGACCTCGTTGCTCTTTCGATTGTCGGAGTGAGGCAGAAGATCCAGACCAAGTTCGTCGGGACTAGGACAGTCCAACAACTACTCCGCCGATCTGCTCCAATCAACTATCGGTCCACCGTTCTAGCAGGTGACATATCTCGGTTTGGCAAGGCTATTGATCTCTTGAAGCTTTCAGAAACTCGGAAACTAGTATCGAAGTTTCCTGAGAAGTCGATTTTCGAGCGAGTCAACTCGTACCGGAATCGGTGGTTTCCCGCTGAC